TAGCTGCCTCAGTATCAAAATAGAGACAATACCCATCGGGATTGGAATCAAGAAAATTCTTAACAACGGCGAGTGAGAAGAAAGTCTTTCCAGTAGAAGACTCTCCAGCAATAGCAGTAATCTTATTCCCAGATACGCCACCAAATATGCTACCTGAAACCAGTGCATTAAAAATGTACGAACCTGTATCCACATAAGTTTCCGTTTCGTCAATATCTGATGCAAGTTGTGTATACTCACCACCCACTTCTTTTACAATTTCTTTAAGAAAGTCCATAAATCACTCAAAAATATAATGTGAATTTTGAGATTTAAAAATCTCTACTTGTTCTTCAGTTTTAAAGAACTTAAAAAGAGTTTTATTTGGATACTCTTTAAGTTGATATTTTACTTTAATCATCATGCTACCATCCCGTATTGTTCACGAAGAATTTTTTTGTAAGGTTTGCCCTGCTCACGCAATTCCTTTACAAGTTTAAGTTTTTGATACAGTGCAGTATCACCACCAAGAGCCATTGCATTGATAATTGTTACAAGCTCATTATCGTTAATAGGAAGATCCATCAAGTAAAAAATGATTCAAGGTTAACAGTTTTTTCTACGCTCCATCCAATAGAATCAAGAATAATCTTGAGAGGTTCTAGAAACGCTTTTTCAAATTGTAAGTCATAATCTATGTATTTGTCAATGTTGAGTTCCTTAGGAAACTCTTGAATGAAGGAAATAATATTCTCATGAATACTATTTGGTTTCTTCAGATAGATAAACTTAATCTTCTCACCATTTTGAATGAGAGAGTATTTGTTTGTCAGTTTATGCTGTTTAATATAGTGATTAAACAATAGTGCTCCGCGAATATGAATAGGAGTTCCTTTAGCATAGATATCAGATGATGATTGATACTTAACTACATCAGAAGCAGAACGTGGGAATGATATTTGTTCTGGGGGAAGTGACTTAAACTCTTTTCTTGCGTTTTCAATAAATTCAATCACATCATCCTCAGTTCCACTCATCATCAATTTAAGGGCATCTTTAATCATCTTTCTGCACGGAGCAGGTGTAGAAGATTTAACTGCTTCAATACCCATCATCTTGAGTTTAGGTTCTTCATAGCGAACACCTTCACTGTCCCATACGTTTAGAATGTAACGCTTCTTCGCAGTCCAGATACCACGATCAGCGATATTCTCACGCTTCATTTGCATCTTCTGGTCATAAGCATTCACATAGGTCGCCAATTCTTGGTAAGAACCTTCAATATACTTTTCAAGTTCCACCTGACAGATCTTATCAAGGAACGAAACAATGCTTTCAGCAGTTTTCTCTCTTCCTTTGTATATACGGTCAACAAGAGGACCCATATTAAGATAGATACTGTCAGTATCTGAGGCAATAACGTAGTCATCATTTTCAGTCTTTAATAACTTGTTTAGATACTGGTTCATTTTGTCCTCAATCCAACGGATAGAAACTTGACCAGATAATGTGATTGCTTCTGCGTTTGCAAGTTTGTAGTACCTAAAATACTGATTGCCAATAGCACCATAAGCAGAGTTGAGTTGAATCTTTCTCGCCATCTGAATGTTGTTGCATCTAGCAATCTCTTTTTCTAGATCTTTTGTTTTTTTCTTTTCATACTCCTGTTTTGCAGCAAGCATTTTCTTTTTGTAGATGGTACGATCTTTATAGATCTTTTCCATCAACTCAGGAAGAAATCCGCGAACATCCTTGCGGAACATTGCACCGTTAGCACAAACGGCATAGTCCTTATACATTTCAAAATTAAGTTGCTGCTTAAGAATTTTATCCACAGAAACTGTTGGGTGCCTCTCATCCAGAAGAGTTTCTGGAGAGATATTGTATTGCATAATAAGATGAGGGTACAGGGAGTTAAGGTCAAAACTCACCACCCAATCATACTTACCAGGAATCGGTTCTTTTACATAAGCACCAGCATACTTTTCATCTTTCTGTGCTTTGTTTTTTGGTGGAATAACAATGTTTCTTTTTTTAAGATAGGTGTAGATAATGTTATCCCACATACGCACTTGATAGAATACATCAGCATAATTTACTTTAGCGTCATATGCCATCGTAAGTGCAAGTTCAATCAGTTTCATCTTGTCTTCCAGACGGTCAACAAGTTCTACGTCAACGATGTTGTACTCAATAAACTTTTGCCAACCTTGAGTATAGAAGTCTTTAAAAGTATCAAACTCTGAGTGATCTAGTTTTTTCTGTCCTAGTTCTACCTCAGCAATATAATCAAGGCGATAAGATTCTTGTGCTTTATAAGTAAATTTCTTATAGAGATCAAGATAATCAAGTTGAGTTAATCCACCAACATCAAAGGTAGTGTGCTTACGTCCATTGATATAAACTTCACCTTCAGTCACAAGACCCCAATTAGAAAACCGTTTCATTAGTTTCTCACCAAGAACACGGTTCAATCGCTTGCAAATATATGGAATATCATACATCTGAATATTCCATCCAGTAATCACATCAGGAACATCAACCATCCAATGGTTAATAAAACTATTGAGAAGTTCATACTCAGATGGGCAATAATGATAAGTAAGATCAGTTCTATTATGCTTGAATGGTTTAACTCCCCAAGTAATGATCTTCTTAGTTGTATAATCCTGAATTGTAATCGCAAGAATTTCTTCTGAACAAGATTCCACATCAGGGAACCCCTCTTCAGAAGCAACCTCAATATCCAGAGTTACAAGTTTGATTTTGCTGATATCAAACTTAATTTCATCCTCTGGATACTTTTCGGAAATGTATTGATAGATGTAACGATCATTTCCATAGATATCAAATCCATCAACCTCATCATATTTTTTATAGAACTCACGACAATCCCGAACTGTTCCAGGATTAATTGGTTCTACTAATTCTCCACCTAATGTTCTATACTTTGATTCTTTTTTAGTCTTTACGAAAAGAGTTGGAAAGAACTCATCTCGCATCTCAAATCTTTTTCCATTTTCTACACCACGAACCAAAAACTGATTGCCAATCAATTGAACATTAGTATAAAATTTCATTCCTTAATCAAGTCCTCATATTTTTCAAGTAGAGTTGGGGTAGGATCCGCAAGAGTAAGAATCTTGTCCGAACTCATCATAAATGTATCTTGCTTCGTAACTCCAAGCAAAAAAGGTTCTAATGTTGTTTGTTCTCTTACTACAAATGGATTAACTAATTTACAATCAGGTTCTCCAATGTCAGCAGCAACTTCCTCAATCTGACTGATCAGAATCTGATTGTTGGTCAGTAGAAGAATTTTTATCATTTTTTCCATTTTCTTTGATGTCTTCAACGTACATTTCTTTTAGTTTGGTAACTGGTTCTACCATAGTAATCATCCAGTCTGCTGGAATAGGAATTCTTTCGTCATTAGAAAGAGGCATCCAGGGATACAAAGAAACTTCAAATCCAGTTCTTTGCACACCTTCACCAACCTCTTCAGTAATCATACTTGGACTTCTCATCTTCACAATACAAGGTCTGTCAAGAAAATATCCAACGATCCTTTTATTATCCTCGTCCCCAACAACCATTTCATTTACATCAGCGATAATATCCTCGCCAGATTTGAGTAGCATTAATTTGATAGTCATAACACACTTTTACCTCCATTTATTCTATCAACAAAAAGGGGAGGTGTCAACTGGATTTTGCCAGTTACCTCCCCGTCTGCGCCGACGATACCCTTTATTTAGAGATAATCTTTACGCTTATGATGATCTGGAACAATCTTTCCAAGAGTAACTGTTAAAAGCCCATCCTCAAAATCAACTGATCTAACTTCCGTATCATCAGAGAGTGTCCACGCTCTCTTAAAACTCCGTTGAGCCAAACCTTTGTGGAGATAGTTGGACTCCGTTTCTTTGTCTTCTTTCTGACCCTCCACAAATAGTTTTCCATCTTGCGTGTAGACATAAACCTCCTTCTTTTTAAATCCAGCAAGAGCAAGTTCAAGTCTCGATTCTACATTACTTACTTGAACAAGATTATATGGTGGATAGTTAGTAGTGGTTTCGTGCAAATGGAAAAGCCTATCAAAGTATTCATCCATTCCAATTGAATTGCGAGTGATTTTATCCATCAGAGCAGGAAGATCTGATGCGGTGTAACGCATAAGGTTAGTCATTATTGTAGCTCCTTAAAAAGCGAGTTTGTGTTTTGTGGACCCTTTCGGCATCCACTACTATTTAACCACAAAACGAAAAAAAGAGGAACGGTAAGAACCGAACCTCTTTTTAGGGTGTTCCGACTTTTGTAGAGTGCCGCACGAATGGCACACTACTATTTATTCGGTCTCTACTGCTTTTCCTTTTTTGCCAATATTATATTTCTGTTCCAGAATCCAATCACCCTTGTCCTTGTATGCAAGAACTTTAATTTGATTTAGAGGCGCAATATCAGATACACTGTCGGGATTGACAACAGTGATCAGTCCCCAATCAGCAAGAAGACGAACAATGCGATTTCTACGCTGAACATCATTTACCGTTAGGTTTGCGTGCTTGCCGTCAAGAGCAAACAGTTCTTTAAAATGCACAATATAATACTTGCCTTGTTTGTGGAGAATATGGCAAGATTGATAAAGTTTTTTCTCCTTTCTTGATGCAACTCCGATGCGAGTCAAAGTCTCACGTACTTTCAGAAAGTCATCAGGTTCATTAAGAATTACCTCTACCATTTGGTCTTGAGACCATTCAACAGTA